ATTTAGCAATAGCACCTGAAGCATAAGCACTAGGAAAGACTTTGTAGCTAGCTTTTACTTTACGATAACAAGCATCTTTTACAGTACCGCCTTTTTTCATCTTTCTGGTTTTACCCATACCTCGACAGTTCATCATAGCTATCGACCTTTTCTTCTAACCTTAGTCTTACCTCGTTTTGCCATACCGTCTACTGGGCAAGACATACGTTTTACTTTACCGCCTTTTTTATAACCCATTGTATCCCTACCTAAACTATTATCAGCGTTTTCTAATAATTTTTTAAGTTTATCTTTAACTTTACCTTCTGCGCCTTTAATTTTTTGTTTAATTTTAGGCAGCATCTTACGTTCCATCCTACGCAGTTTACTAGCAGGAGAATTGTATGCTTGGTCAAGTGGTTTTTCATTAAACCTCTTTTCATACTCTTTATCATATTCCTTTTTCTCTTTCTTTTTCTTTTCTTCTTCAGTCATTCCACCGTTTTTATATTTCATGACTTTACCGCCACCCATCATTTTTTTAGGTTTCTTTTTCCCGTAAGCCATACTATTTACCACCTTTCTTTTTACGTGTCTTCTTAGTTTGTGTTATTACTGCTTCGTCTGTATTAGGAACATCGCCCATTACAAAATCTTCTGTATCTTTTTTAAACCATCTACGTACAGTAGCAGATTCCCATATTCTGAGAACTAACCATGCTATTGTAAGTATTTGGATAATTAAAGGGAGATTCACATAATTCATAAAAGTTCCTAATCCTAGTGTTACTGCTGAACCATCAGCCATTGTTTTTAAGTCATCCATATCTTTTCCTACCATTTGACTTTATCTGCCCAATAAGCTGCTGACATCTTACCTCGCTTAATATTCTTAGCGTGTCTTGCCTTAAAGGATTTACGTTTTGCTTTCATACGTGCAGATTCACCTTTTTTACGTTTACCTGCTGTACCTGATAGCGTCCCAACTTTTTTCCCTTGTTGTCCAAAACGAATAATTTTCTTTTTGCCACCTTGACAGGCTTTTACAACGTGGGATTTTTTGGGGTGAGAAGGAGTACGCCTTGGCTTATTGCAAGGCATACTTTTTTTATTTAACTTCTTAGCAGCCATTTAAGGGCTCCTATCCGTGAAATATTGTTACACCATCACAAGCAGTTAAATCTAGATATACATCTGTTTCAAACAATATCCCATTCTCAGGAATATTCAACGAATGTACATCGCCTGTTGTGTAGGTAAGAGATAATTTTGTTGCGCCACCAGAACCACCGTCTTTTAAAACAACCGCAGGGGAACCAGAGCCAGAAGTATGTACTACTAACTGTTTTACTCTAGTTCGTCCACTAACGAATGTCCCATCAGAAGTCCTAGTAACAGCGATTACGTCAGACATTGCCATGATTACCCCCTATTATGATGCGTCAGAAGTGCTTGATAACCCAAAAAACTTTAGAACAACTACTGTGTCTCCACCAGGGTCACCAGAAAGAACAACTTCAACTTCATCTGCTGTTGCTGTAGCAGCGGTAGTTGTACCACCTGACATACCTAAAACACCATTACATGGGAAGAAACCTTTGAATCCTGTGCTATTAACTGCAGCACTAATACCATCAACGAACCCATCAGTATCAGCATCTGTGCCAATATCAACAAGATTAACTGCATTAGCTGCAGCAGTTGTAACTGCAACAGTTACACCCATAGGGATGAAGTTAGATGGAATGCCTATTGCAGACTCTTTACCTGTAGTATCGCCATCAGCAACTGTGATAGTAGCCACGTAAGTAGACAGGGTCATATCGCTACTTAAAGCGCCTGTCGAAGAATTTTTAACTATTGTTTTGAATCCGTTTTCAGAACGGACTGCACCTGAAAAAGTAGTATTTGCCATTTTATTTCCTTTTGCAGAAGGTTCTCTTTACTATCTCTGCAACGTCTGCTAGGTCAGTTAGTAAAGATTAAATATCCTAGAACTAATACTATAATCATATACCTATACGTAGATATAATCAACCAAAAAAAAGGGCCTAAACTTGCGAATAGGCCCAAACTCTAGGAGGAAGTAGAGTTACTCTGGAGAGAGTTCTTTTTAAGCTCCTTGTGAACCCCACATACCTAATGGGTCAGACCAGCCGAAGCTGTATCTTTCACGAGCTTTGTATCTAGCGTTACCTGTATCAAAGTCTCCGTCCATGCTTGTTTGCATTGGAGTTCTGACAAAATACTTCATACCGTTAGGTACATCAGTTTTCAAGAACCATGCATCAGTATCTGTTAAGAAGTGATTCACAGTGTAACCTTGAGGGATAGCTCCCATTGATCTAACCGCATTGATGTCGTTATCCGCAGTTGCAGTTCTAAGCTCAGTCTCTAAGAGTCTTGTAGCAACAAACTGTAAGTTTGGAGGAACGATCATCTTAAGTGGTCTAGATGCGATTAGTAAACCTCTCTCATCTGTCCAACCAGCGATCTGAATAATAGCAGCTTCTAGTGAAGTCTCATTCAAGTCAACGTTAGTTGAAGGCTCGTTTGAGTTTGTACCACCAGAAACAAGTGGATGAGCTGTAGAGAATAACTCAACACCGTCACCACCTACGTAGCTATTATTGAAGCCATTGTTAAGAACTGCAGCACCTTTAACTTGCTTTGTATACGCCATTGCTCTAGCAAGAGCTTTAGTGTATCTGCTTGATAAGCTGTCATACAGATTATCTTCCATAGCTTCTTCTGTAATTGAAAATCCAAGAGCAATTGTCTCATGGTTGTATCTAGCAGACCATGCTTCTTGAGCATTGTCGTAAGATATTGCTGCACCTTCGTCTTTAACTGGTGCTGCACTGAAACCTGAGAGCTTTACTTCTTCCTCAAAACTTCTTTCTGAAGATTCTTGGTCAAAGATTTCTTTATGCTCTTCCCCATATTTTTGATACTCCAAACCAAATAAGGCATTCAAACCTGGTAGGAGTTCCTTTAATAATTGTGCACGTGATATAGCCATTATTTATACTCCTTATTATAAGCCTGTAGCAGTCATATAAGCGTGACCACCTGTAGCAACATTACTGTTCTCATAAGGTGTGTTCCACTTAACGATTACTTCGGGGTAATTACCAGATGAATCTTCAGTCTCATGGACTACGTCAACAATCCTTAATGGTAATGATAGTGTAGTATTAACGCTGCCAATAGCAACTTTAGAATTACCAGTTTTGGTACTTCCTGTGTTTTGCACTAATGCTGCGTTACTTCCAATTGAACCGTATGCGGTTCCTGCAATAGTTGTACCAGAAGATACAACAGCAACTTTAAATAAAGCGTCTGGGTCATCGACCACATAAGCCATAATGTCAGAAGCTACTGTACTAGCTGGGTAATATTGCTTAAATACTTTTTGTTCTGTATTTGGGTCAGTGTAAGAAACACCTACAAAAACACCAATTACACCTGTGGCAGTAACTGTGGCTGTACCTGTTTCTTTTTGGACAGTACCGTCAGCTGCACGCTTGACGACATCACCATTAAAGATATCAGTGCCATAGTTAGAAGCGATCTTCATCTGCCTTGTAGAGCCAGCATAAGGTTGGCCACCAATTAAATTAATTGGGACTAAACCGTATGGAGCATCAACAGTTGGATAAGCCATAATAAACTCCTAATAATTATTTTGTTCCACGGGAAACAGTCGAACGTTTATCACTAAAAAGCGGCATACGAGGATTGTTTTCCCGCATAAAATTGTTATCTACCGCCTGCATCTGTTGTGAGTTTTGATTAGCATAATACTCATTTCTACTCTCAGCAGTTTCAGATGGTATCTTACAAAGTAAAAGTCCACCAGATTCGATGTTGCCATCTTTATTACCGTTAAAACCATACTGGGTAACAATCTCTGGATGTTCTTCTGCTTTTACTGGTTCCCAACCTTCACGAAATTTGACTGAAACATTTCTGTCATCAGACTGCCCTAATAATGAAATTCTTACCCAACGGAATCGAAATCCATCTTGAGGCTTTGGGTCTGGTAATTGTTGAGGTGGAACCCAGTTTTTTACACGAGTTGTTTTTTCTCTTGTGTTTAACTCTCTATCTTTACGAGGCATTATAATCTCCTTTATTAATTAGTTGTTTAGATGGGCTACTTGTTTTGCGTACTCTTCTAGAGGTACACCCAATCGTTTTGCTATACTCACTTGTGTTTGAGTAAGTCTAATCTTCTTGGAAGAAGGGGCCCGTTTGACAGGAGCAACGACATTAGGCGTGCGACTTTTAGTAGTAGGTTCTTCCGTAACCACTTCAGTCGTGTCATCAATCTCCTCACTACCTTTATCAAAGTAGCTTGGAAACTCTTGCCGAAGCCTAGTGTCTATTGTCTCGTAATATTTATCTGTGCGAGGGTCAACACCGCTTTCGACTAAATCCTGGTGTATTGCATATGCACCAGCAGTCATAACTTTATTTTCCCCGAACCACGGATTCTTCTCGAACCACGCAGTCGCTTTTTCATCAGGAGCGGGTACTTGATTACTATTATATACCTTATTTGGGTCGTTTTGTAAAGTATTTTCGGAATTTTCATCCTTTTTATACTTCGGTTGGTACTCTTTCCACTTGTTTTTAGCAAGTGTAGCCTCAGCTATTCTAGACTGCGCATCTGCCATATTCTCTGCGTTACCATCTTCATAGGCTTTTTTATACGCATCCATAGCCGCCTTATGCTCTGCTTCTGCTCTAGCTTTAGCTTCAGTTAGGAGAGTATCTTCACCTTTAGATAAATTCTCTCTTAACCTTTTATTTTCGTCTTGTAAGGACTTAGCATAGTTAAAGGCTTCTCTTGCTTCTTTTTCTTTCTTTTCCTTTACCCTACGCTCATCATGGTATCGTTTAGTAAGTTTTTCTATACGATTTTTTACT